TTAGATGATTTCTTTATGAATAATGATGGAATTGAATTTATTGAGGCAACTGCTAAAGATGTTAAAATGCAATGGTTTTCATTAAATCATAAATTTGATGCTTGCTATATTAGAAAAGTTATAAAGGATGAAATGAAAGTGGTAATTTTAAAAAACAAAAAGTATAAAGGATTCCCAAATCAAAATTATCCACAGAGCAGCAAAACTGGACTTCCTTTTCTATTTAAAAATCCTTATCATATTAAAAATAAAGTAGTTAATAAACAAAATGATTCAGTTGATGACCCTAATGAAGCGATGCCAAGGTTTGCATATTAATATTACTAAAATTACTAATTACTTATTAATATGCTGACAATCAACAAAGTAATAAATATCGGTAATAATCCAAAAGCTATGGCAAAAACATATCAAAAACAAAAAACGTATAAATGTTGTATTTCTTTATTACTTTATTACTTTTTAATAATAATAATAATATAGAGCAATGGTAGTAAGGCATACGCTTGGTAATTTTTTGGTAATTTTTAAGTAATTAATAAGTAATAGTAATAATATGAAAATTTACACAATCCCAGAATTTGAACTGTATTACCACAACCAATTTAAACGGTCAAACATGAATCAAGCATTTTGGCAAACATTACCGATTGAACGATTTAACCTCAACAAAAAGAAAGTTGTTAAGAAACGAAAAGCGGAGCTCACGACAAACCATTTGGATTTGCCAGTTAACAATATCCTGCAACCGAAAGAAACCAAAGATTCATTCAACACTAATAAGTTTACCGACCTTATTATTGCCTACCTTAAAGCAGTACATAGCTGCAATAGTGCAAGGCGCATAAGTAGTGAGGGCAGATATCGAAAGGGCATAGGTTACATTGCTGGGCTTAACAAAGGTATGGAGGATATACAATGTATATTGAAAGGCCGATTGTTTGCCATCGAAGTCAAATCACCAACTGATAAAATGGGAGAAGCACAACTAAAACGCAAAGCAGCAATCGAAGCCGATGGAGGTAATTACATTGTAGCTACATCGTTTGAGCAACTGCAAACTGAAATACTAAACTTATTAAAATAATTCTTATCTTTGTGAACAATTGTTAACCAACCTATAATTAAATGTTAACCGAGAAACAAAAGGAGTTTTGCAAGTTGTTTGTTAGTGGCAAGAATGCCACAGATTCTTATTCTATTGCATTTACTATTGCTAAACAAGGTACAAGTAAGGCAGCATCATCAAGATTGCTTAAAACGGATAAAATTAAGTCTTACATTTCCGAACTGCAATCAGAGAATAAAAAGATAGTTGCAATGGCAAATGAAAAGGCTGCTCAAGATATAGCAGATGGTTCAATTGCCGATGCTGCTGAACGTATGCAAATGCTTACCAAAATATTAAGAGGGGAATTGAGCATTGAAGAAGAAATAAGCACACCAAGTGGCATAGTAACACTAATGGTCAAACCATCTTTTGGCGAAAGAAGAGCAGCCATAGCAGAGTTAAACAAGATGGGCGGTGATTATGCACCTGCGAAAAGTGAAGTTAAGGTGGTAGGTGAGCAACCATTGTTTAATTAACTATGTTTCAAAGGACAACTGCGATTAATAAGTTATTGGCTATGAAAGCCAGAAAGCGTGTCATACAAGGTGGTACAAGTGCGGGCAAGACCTATGGCATTATTCCAGTTGCTGCCATTGATTATGCAACTAAAAATCCAAGACACCTCATCACAGTTGTAGCTGAAAGTATTCCAGCAGTAAGGAATGGAGCAGTTAAGATATTCCAAGACACTATGTTTGATACTAATCGTTGGATTGATGACCATTGGCGAAGTAACCCAATGGAATACAAATTCTCAAATGGTGCAATAGTTCAGTTTACTGCTTTCGATTCAGTCGGTAAAGCCAAAGCAGCGGGGAAGCGTGATGTGTTATTCTTGAATGAAGCAAACCACATTGACTACGATATTGCAGATGCGTTAATTACAAGGAGCAACACCATTTGGATAGACTTTAACCCAGACCGACAATTTTGGGTACACGATGAGATATTGACTGAATCAGATTCAGAGTTTCTTTTGCTTACTTACAAAGACAATGAGGCTTGCCCTCCAGAGATCCTTTCGGAGTTGAACATTAAGTTAGGCAAGGCATACCATAATCCATTAGGCGACAAAACAGACCCAAAGAACATAAAAAATGAATATTGGCACAATTGGTGTCGTGTTTATATTGATGGTGAAGTTGGCACATTGCAGGGTGCAATCTTTCAAAATTGGGACATCGGTGAATTCGATGATTCATTACCGCACGTTTATGGTTTGGATTTCGGGTTCAGCAATGACCCAGATTCATTGATTAAAATAGCAGTTGATAAGAAGCGAAGAATAATATACTTGCAGGAGTGTATGTATAAGACTGGCAATAGCACCGAGCAATTAAGTGAATCGTTGAGGTTAAGAGTAAACCCCATCAATAGCATCATCGTTGCTGATTCTGCTGACCCAAGAACAATAAACGATTTAAGGCAACGCAATTTTAACGTAATGCCAGCGCAAAAGGGTAAGGATAGTGTGAGAAATGGCATCAAGCGAATGCAAGACTATCAGATAGTTGTTACATCAGATAGTTTAAACCTCATCAAAGAACTACGGAATTATATTTGGCACGATAAGAAATCAGAAACACCTATTGATGCATACAACCATCAAATTGACCCTGCACGTTACGGATTCGATTACCTTGTACCAGTATCCACATTAGCAATCGGAGGTGCTTAAAATGAATTATTTTAACGAAATTTGCGAATATGAAAAGAATTATTAATACATTTGTCCAATATTTATTCAATAAATGAATTTCATTCAAAAGGTAGTTGGGAAAATAGCAAACAAAGCATTAAGCTATGCCAACACTATATCGTTGACCGAGCAGAACAGAGAAACAATCTGGAGAGAGTTTGGTGGTCTAATGCCATTGAATTGGGGCAATAGAGCAGATTTAATGATTAGAGAGGGCTATTCAGAGAATGTTGATGTATATGCCATAGTTAAGAAAATAGTTGATGTAAGCAAATCTATACCTTGGATAATTGAAAGGAAAAGAGTTGATGGTACTTGGGAGAAGATTTACAATACATCTCTTCACGAATTAATGGATGAGCCAAACAACTATAAGGGCTATACTTGGAATGATATCGAAGAGCAAACCTTACTTTACTTATTGATTACTGGCAATGTTTATTTAGTGGGCAATACACAATTTAATTCAAGATTGATTCAAGAATTAGATATTCTACCAAGTTCTGCCATTAACATCTATAACCGCAACTTAAACTTTTTTATGCCACAACTTGAATACCAATTCAATTTCGGTGGCACATCAAGGGTATACACGCAAAATGAGTTAAAGCACATTAAGTTCTACAATCCAAATCTACAGACCTTTGACTATGGTTTAAGCCCTATTCAAGTTGCTGCATACGTTGTTAAGGTAGGCAATGAGCGTTGGATTGCTGATGCAAGTATATTATCAAACAAAGGTGTTGCAGGATTAATTTCAGATAGTTCACAATTGCCAATGACACCAGATGAGGCAACAAGGGTAGATGCTGAATTGAGAAATCGTGTTGGTGGAGCGCATAACTTTGGTAAGATTATTACCACAAACAAAGACTTAAAATACATTCAAATAGGTATGTCACCAAGTGATATGCAGTTACTTGAAAAGGGAATAGTAAACACCAGAGCATTGTGTAATGTGTTTGGTATTGATGCCAAATTATTCAACGATACTGCTGCAAGTACATTCAACAATAGTTTGGAAGCGCAAAAGAATATGTATACCAATTGCATCATTCCTCTATCTGATAAAATGGCAGAGGCTTACACGCAATACTTATGCACTAATCACTTTCCAAGTCAACAAGTTAGAATGCGACAAGACTTTAGCGGTGTTGAATGTTTGCAGGAAAACAAAATACAGTTAGCAGACTTTAAAATGAAAGGCATATTTACTGCAAATGAAGTGCGTGTTGCAATGGGAAAACCTCCGATTACTGATGACCCTAACGCAGACAAATTAATTATATCAACAACATTACAAAGTACAATAGGCAATGAGCAAAACCAAAGCACAACTGGAAGCAATTAAGATTAAGAAATTAGCAACTAAAATCGTAAAGAAATGAAGTTACCAAAATTCAATGATAAGAGTGAGAAGTGGGCTTTCTTGAAAAAGAATAAAGACCTCATCATTGCTGAAAAAAAGGCTGCTACAAAGTATGCTGATTGTATTGCTTATTCTATGCCAACTGAATATAAAAAAGATGGTGTAACGAAAGCAATGATAGATGACATTGATATGCCAGATGAGGTTGAGGTTATTACTGCGAAAGTGGTAATCAATACAACTAACATTGTGGATAGTCACGATGACTGCCACATTCAAGGCATCTGGAAGAAGTCACTTAATGAAACCAAATCATTCTACTTATTGCAGGAGCATAGAATGGCATTCGATAAAGTTATAAGTGATACCATCGTTGCAAGCACCAAGAAAATGACTTGGGATAAGTTAGGCTTTCCCAACTTACAAGGTGATACTGAAGCATTGATATTTGAGGCTGAAATAAGCAAGGATAGGAACGAATTTATGTTCAACCAGTATATTAATGGTTGGGTAAAAGAACATTCAGTAGGGATGAGATATATCAACCTTTATCTTTGCATTAATTCCACATCAAAACAATTTGCAGAAGAAAAAGCTAACTGGGATAAGTATTACCCAATGGTAGCGAATAAAGACTATTTAAAAGAAGATGAATATTTTTGGGCAGTAACAGAAGCTAAAATAATTGAAGGTAGCGCAGTTTTAAAAGGCAGCAACTATGCAACACCTACAATGAGCGTTACCATACCAAAAGAAAATATTGAGCCGTTGAATGACACTCAAACACCCGTAGCCGATTTATCACTACAAAAACAAAAACAAAAACAATTTTTTATTAATCTCACAAAAAACATTTAAAATGAAAAGTAAATTTGAATTATTCCTTGAAACAAAAGGATTAAACACCATATCTTTCGCAAGTCAAGAAGCAGAAGAAATGGCAAAGTTATACAACGAGTATAACGAAGAAGCAAGAAAAGCATTAGAAGATGCAGTATCTAAAAGCGCAAGTAAAGAAGATATTGAATCTTTGAAATCAGAACTTGCTACTGCTCAAAAAGAGCAAATGGTACAATTGAACAAAACATTGAAAGAATATGGTTTGGCAATTGAAAAGTTAAACAAAGATAACCAAGCAAATTCTTTGACTGCTCAAGCATCTGATATCAGAAAAGCATTAGAGGAGAACAAAGCAAACTTGACAAAGTTGAAAGACCTTGACAAATCTGCTGCTCACGGTGCTGGTTTCTCTTTCAAGGCTGCTGGTGATATGTTAGAATCAACTAACATTAGCGGTGGTAATGTGCCAGTTGAACAACGTATTGCAGGCTTAAACTTAATTGCTACACGCAGACCAAGACTAATCGATTTATTCGCAAAAGGTCAAGCAGCAAGTAACATCATTTCTTGGGTTTACCAAGCAAACAGAGATGGTGCTGCTGGTGGTACAACAGAAGGAAGCACAAAGAATCAAATTGATTTTGATTTAGTAGTTGCATCTCAAGCGGTTGTTAAGCGCACTGCATTCATCAAGGTTTCAACTGAAATGTTAGATGATATTGATTTTATCGAAAGCGAAATCAGAAATGAGTTGATGCGTTTGTTAATGTTAGATGTTGAAAACACATCTTACTCTGGTAATGGAACTGCACCAAACTTAAATGGTATCAGAACAGTTGCAACTGCGTTTGCTGCTGGTACATTTGCAGGAACAGTTGACAATGCTAATAGTGCCGATGTTTTAGTTGTAGCAATGAATCAAATTGCAATTGCTAATCAAGAAGCACCTAACGCAATATTGATGCATCCTTCAGACATCGCAGCATTGAAGTTAATGAAAGTATCAGCAACTGATAAGCGTTATGTTGACAGATTGCTTTATGTTGGTATGGAGTTAACACTTGATGGTGTTCCGATGATTGGTAGCACATTAGTAACTGCTGGTACATATCTTGTAGGTAACTTTAATTTGTCTGTTTTATATCAAAAGCAAGGTATAATGATTAACATCGGGTTAGATGGTAATGACTGGACAAAGAATATGCGTACAATCATTGCAGAGTGGAGAGGTGCATTAGTAACCAAGAACAACGACAGAACTGCGTTTGTGAAAGGTACATTTGCAACTGATATTGCTGCATTAGAAACTGCTTAATTAAATGAGCAAAGTAAAATCTAAAGAAGTAGTAGTGGAGGCACAAACCTCTGCTGCTGCTCCTTCTGAAAAGAAATCAGAAGCGAAACAAGTAACGCAATCAACTAAAGAAGTTGAGGTTGTTGTTATTAAGGATTTTAAAGGCTTAAAAGCAGGAGAAAAAATAGTTGTATCTGAAAATATTGCTGAATTATTAACGAATAAAGGTCTTGTAAAATAATATGGGAATTCTAATATCAGCCTCCGATTTCATAGGCGAAAATAAAATAGCAACGGATGTGTTTACGGATGCTGAATTAGATACTTTTATTACGCTATACGAGTCAAAATTACTTTATGAGTTATTAGGCATTGAGTTGTATATTTTATTCATTGCAGACCTAATCGGAGGTGTGCCACAAACTGCGAAGTATGTGACCATTTACGATGCGTTTGTTAAGGAAATAGATAATGAGATGTTTATGAGTGATGGTATGAAAGTTATGTTGGTTAAATGGGTATTTTTCCACTACGTTAGAACGCAGCCACAAACCAATACCATTCAAGGTAACACACAAGCAGAAGGCACTAT